TTTACCAATGAACACATGACAGTTGGTTTCCCTAATTTACGTGTAGAAAATTATTCTGTGCTAACGCATTCATTTGATCCAGCATACGGTCAAGCATCACGTTTAGATGCACATAATGAAACACACCCGTTAAGTGGTCATGACATAGCTTTTTCTAGATCTGCAAAACTTTTAAATTATGCAAATGATAAAAAAGGCACAGTAATGATGGAATTACAGACTGATATATTTGATGGTAAGGTCAAAGCAGAAAACATTAAGTTTCCTGGATCTCAACCAAAAGAAGGTTCAGATCTACGCTATGAAGATGCAAATGATAATTTTTATCCATTTTCAGGCGGTGCTCAATATTGGATTAAACAAGTTCTTAAAGATAATTTAGAAAAAGCAATAGCGGATGGTGATGCATTTTTAGGGTGGTCACCTGCAGATGTCGTGGCTGTATATGAACAAGCTGGCGATGCATCAAGTGATGTGTATAAAGGTTTTAAAACTATTTACGATGGTAGAATAGCAAAGTACATAAAAGATATTAATAAAGATATTACCAAAAGAGGTAAGCTATTAGGTTTAAATGATGAACAACTAAAATCTGTACAACTTCAAGTTAAGGACAATGGAGTGTATAGATTTGAAAGAAAACCTGGTGATGGGTATTCATATCCTACATCTGATAGATACGTTGCTAAAATGGATGAGTTTCCTGATTTAAAAAATTATGTGAGAGTTGCAGGAAATAATAAAGATCTAGTGTTAATTAACATGCCTTATATAGACTTACAAGCTGAAGGATTTAATTTAGAGCTGTTTAGAAAGATTGGTTTGCCTCAGTTTAAAAAGGGTGGTAAAACAACCAATGATAACAAGGGCGATCCTTTAATTGATATAGAAATATTTATGGGCACTGTATAATGGCAATAGATAAAAAAATTAATCCCATAAAACCACCGGTTGAAGAGCTTCCAAGAATTGATCAATATGCGGGAGGCACTGTGGAAGTAGATGTTGAAACTGGTCAGCAGTCGCCTGTTGAAATGTTACAAGATGGCGGTGCTATATTTGGACAACCTGCTATGCCACAAGGTCCAATGCATGATGATAATTTAGCAGATTTTATAGATGAAACAGAATTGGAAAAAATTTCTTCAGATTTAATGTCAGATTATTTAAATGACAAAGAAACTAGAGGTGATTGGGAACATGGATACACTCAAGGTCTTGATTTATTAGGATTTAAATATGAAGATAGATCTCAACCATTTCAAGGTGCCAGTGGAGTAACACACCCACTGTTAGCAGAATCAGTTACTCAGTTTCAAGCACAAGCTTACAAAGAATTATTACCAGCTGGAGGTCCAGTAAAATGTAATATTGTTGGCGCAGAAAACCCACAAGTAGAGGAGCAAGCAAAAAGAGTTCGTGAATTTATGAACTATCAAATTACAGATGTAATGGAGGAGTACGATTCCGATATGGATCAAATGTTATTCTTTTTAGCATTAGCAGGATCTGCATTTAAAAAAATTTATTATGATGCAAACTTAGATAGAGCAGTAGCTAAATTTATACCTGTTGAAGATTTGGTTGTACCTTATCATTCTACTGATTTAGAAACTGCGCCTAGAATCACTCATGTCCTTAAACAAAATAAAAATGATGTTAGAAAAAGTCAGGTAAGTGGTTTTTATAGAGATGTAGATTTAGAGCCTGTCAACAAACAAGATTCAATACAAGAAAAGTACGACAAGATTGATGGAGTAACGCCAAATGATCAATATGATGATCAATGCACTTTATTAGAAATGCATTGTGATTTAGACATACCTGGTTTTGAAGATGTAGGTTCTAACAACATGCCTACCGGTGTTAAACTTCCTTACATTGTTACAATTGATGAGGGATCTAGAAAAGTTTTATCTATCAGACGTAACTATAAACAAGAGGATCCAAAGAAGAAAAAGATACAATACTTTGTACATTATCGTTTTTTGCCAGGTCTTGGCTTTTATGGCTTTGGCCTTATTCATATGCTTGGAGGTTTATCAAGAACAGCTACCTCTGCGCTCCGTCAACTTATCGATGCGGGAACATTATCTAATTTACCAGCAGGTTTTAAAGCTAGAGGACTTAGAATTCGTGATGATGACAACCCACTACAACCAGGTGAATTTAGAGACGTTGATGCACCGGGAGGAGATTTAAGACAAAATTTTGTTCCGTTGCCTTACAAAGAGCCTAGTCAAACTTTAATGCAACTTTTAGGTTTTTGCGTAGATGCAGGTAAAAGGTTTGCAGCTGTTGCAGATGCAAAAATAGCAGATTCTAATAATGCTAATCCTGTTGGCACAACTATGGCTATGATTGAGCAAGGCACTAAAGTTATGAGTGCTATACACAAAAGATGTCACTACGCACAAAAAACTGAATTCAAATTATTAGCTAGAGTTTTTCAATTGTATCTACCTCCAGAATATCCTTATGATGTTACAGGTGGTCAAAGATTTATTAAACAAACAGACTTTGATAATAGAATAGATATCATACCTGTATCTGATCCAAGTATTTTTTCGATGTCACAAAGAATACAACTGGCTCAAGCTCAACTACAACTAGCACAAACTAACCCACAAATTCATAATACTTATGAAGCTTATAGAAGAATGTATCAAGCGTTAGGTATACAAAACATCGATGCGATTTTACCTCCGCCAGCAAGACCTATGCCTAAAGATCCAGTCATAGAAAATGCTGAGCTTTTAAACAAAAAAACTGCAAAAGCATTTCCTGATCAAGACCATGTAGCTCACATTGCTACACATAGAGCGTTTATGTCATCAGTATTAACAAGGACTATGCCTGATGTTTTGATAAATACAACTTCACACGTTTTAGAGCATGTTTCTCAATTAGCGATAAAAAATGTGATGGAACAAAATAAAGAAAAATTAGAACAAATAGCAGAACAGTTTGGTGGTCAAGTTCCAGAACAAGTTCAAATACAATTACAAAATTTATTAAATGAGCAAATTGCACAAGTTCAATCTGAAATTATGAATCAATTAATAGCTGAAGAGCAAGAATATCTAGAAGGTGGTGAGGGGGAAGATCCACTTGTTGGTCTAAAAAAAGAAGAAATAGATATTGAAAGACAAAGAGTAATGGCTGATGCAATGGCAAAACAAGCCAAAACTGAAATTGATATGGCTAAGCTACAACAAAAAGCTATGATTGACGCTGCTAAATTACAGCAAACAGCAGAATTAGCTGCACAGAGAAATAACATACAAATGCAAAAATTAAATGCCACTCGCCGTAGGTAAATCTCAAAAGACAATATCTAAAAATATTAAGATGTTAAAAAAAGAGGGTAAACCTATGAAACAAGCGGTTGCAATAGCTTTATCTAAAGCCGGTAAGAAAAAAAAGAAACGAAAAAGAAGTTGATAAATATCAAATTGTGTCCATAATAACTATATGGAAGCACCACAAATTAATAAAATAGTAGACGATTTAATAAACTATGCTTTTCAGGATAATTTTACTGAAGAAGAAAGAATGGTTGTAGCATCTTTGTTTATGACGGCTGCTCAAATGATCTATTTACAAACATTAGGCGATAATGGTAAGAGGGTGTTTGAGAATGATAAAATTAACATGCTCAAAGAAAAACAACCAACGTTACACTAAGAGGTCTTATGAATTTTAAAAAAGCAAAAATGGAAACTGTAAAGTCTACAAATCCTTTTCCAAACCCTGTAGTAGCAGATACAGCAGCTGTCACAATGTCGGCTTTTGTTGTAAAAGATAATAAGGGTTCTGGTCCAAAAGGACAGACTAGCAGGCAACAAATCAAAAAAGTTGCATTTAAGGGCGTAAAGTAATAAAACCTTTTTAACAAAGGAGGTAATATGAAATTATTACAAGATCTTTGGGCTCACTTAAAAGAGTGGTCTGATTGGAGTATGAAGGACTGGATAAAAGCTGCGATTGTAGCTTTGATAGTAATCATAATTATAGGAGCAATATAAAAAGAACATGTGGCAATTATTGGCTAAACCTTTACTTGGCGTCGTCGCTGATGGCGTCAAGGGTTTTGTTGAAACTAAGAAAGCAAAACAAGAATTAAAACTTACAACTATTAAAGCAACGCAGAAACTTAAAGAAGACCAGATTGCTGGCAAAGTAGCTTGGGAGCAAAGTGCCGTTGACCAAATGAAAGGCAGCTGGAAAGATGAGGTGGCATTAATTGTGCTACTACTTCCAGCAGTTTTAGTATTCACGCCTTTACAAGAACATGTACATAAAGGCTTCCTCGCACTGCAAGACCTGCCGTCATATTATCATAATTTGTTATATATTGCGATATCTGCCAGCTTCG